TATAACCTAAAGTAACAGTTGCTTGTAGATATTCTATATCAGTTGCGTTTTGATTATAGTCTAAAGCAGATAATGCTTTTGGGTATGTGTCTCTAAATGTTATCTCTATTAGTGGTATATTTCTATTTGATAGTGTTATTAGTTTTGCGTCTGAAAATATAGCACCGTCATTTGTGGCTCTTGTTACTCTACCTGCGTCAGTAAGATTTGCTTGTTGTGATAAAGGCATTCTATCACCACCCTCTGTGATCAAGGCACGATATTTGTCATCACTATCCATTTGTGCAAGACCGGCCATCCAGTCATGTACACTACGATAATTAGTCAAATCTTCATCTACAATAAATGTTATATTCAAGTCTTCAAATGTCATATCGTTACCTGGTATTCTTACAGGCATAAGTCTAGTTGGTTGAGTTATTTCTGTTAATGTTACACCGGGAATATTTGCTTGAATAGAATTAAATTCTACTCTAGGTAGTTTTGTTATTTGAAACTTAAACTTTGTAGGATCTGCATAATCTAATCCAGACCCACTTGGTTGTTTACTTGATAATGTTGTGTCAGTCATATATTAGTATTTATAATAAAAAAAGGGGGCGTTAAAGCCCCCTCTTAATTTCGTTAACAAACGATATATTACATTAAGTTAGTTACTTTAACCATTCTGTAATAGATGTTTGCTTGGTCTGTTCCTACATCAGAAGCTTGAGCAGATGATTCTGCAAATGGGTTTCTGATTAAACCATACCTAGTCTTGAAACCAATCTTAGGTTGGAATGTAGATTCGCCAACTGCTCTCACCATTTGTAGTGGAACATATGGGCAGTAGAACATACCAGCGTCATAAGGTGAAGTACCTTTGTAGCCAACAGTAAAGTATTGAGCAGCTGTGTTGTTTGACGCATATGGGTCAATATACACTTTGTATCTGCCGTTTAATGTACCAGCAAAAGTATTACCAGTATCATCTACGTTTAGACTGTTGTTAAGAGCAGGAGTGTAATCTAATACACCAGCCATTTGTAAAGCAGAAGCAACGTCTGAAGAACAGATAATGATGTTACCTTTTCCTCTTCTTGTCTCTTGTGCGATTACGTTAGCGTCTCTTTCTACTTGGAACATTAAACCTTTGAACTTCTCAACAGACCATCTACCGTTTGAATCAGTATCTAAGTCAAATGTACCTGAAGTTGTAGTATTAATGTTAGCACCTTTTTTCGCTTTTTCGTAAATTGTTCTTACTACTTCTCTGTTGATCTCAGCAAGGATCTCAGCAGATAAGATGTTAGCAAGTTCAGTTTCAGCGTCTAAACCGTGGATCGCTTTAAGGTCTTGAGCAAGTTCCATTGTGTACTCAGCTTTTAACTGTCTAGTTTTAGCTGTTACAGTTGACTTCTCAATACTGAAAGCCATCTCTGCGAATGATGAAGAAGCTTCAGCAGTTGCTGTTGCAATACCAGTACCAGCAGTTACGCTAGTTGTAGTATCGTTCATCAGACCAGGATTTAGTGAAGCAGAATGTGTACCTGTTCCAGAGAAATCTGAATCAGCTTCATTGAATAATGCTTCTGTGCCTGAGTTTGAAGTAAATCTGGACTTCATTGCAAAGATAAGACCAGTTGGTCCTGTCATTGGTTGAACGCCACAGATATCGTATGCGATAAGATTAGGCATAGCTCTTCTAACTAGTGAAATTAGGATTGGATCCCAGTTTGCTACGGCAGCGTCACCTGTTACGTTTGCAATCTCACCTAAGAATGCTCTGTCTTCTTTCGCAGCTTTTTCTTGGTTTTCAAGGATAACAGCAGTTACCGCTTTCTTGTAAGGGTTATCTATTTTTGGTAGATCGCCATGCTCAAGAACCGGAGCCCACTTTTCCTGTAAGTTTTGCGAATTAAACATTTCGTTTATCTCTCCTTAGTTTTAATTTCCGTAGATATCTCTACTTTTACCCCTACTGATCGCAGCCGTATAGCGAGCCATTGAATCTGATAGATCCGCTACTGTGTTACCATCATTAGAATCTTGGTTTACTGTATCAACATTTTCAGTTGATTCAGGTGCTTTCGCTGTACCAAAATAACTTTCTTTAATTGTAGAAAGTTTCTTAGCGTATGCGTCAGCATTTTCGAAAGATACATCTTCTACTAAAGATTTAATCTTTTCTTTTTCAGTATCAGCTAATCCTTCTACTGTCTGTTCAAAGATTTCGTCTTTTGTATATCCTTCGATTAACTTTTTGTCTTCGATTGACTTCTCTGTCATTTCATTGACTTTAGCTTTCATTTCTTCAAGCTCTTTTTCTTTTGCTTCCAGAACGTCATATTTTTCATCTGGAACATCAATGTAATGATCTTCGAATAGTTGCTTTAAGCCACCAATAAAGTCTTCAGCGATTTCGCCCTTGATACCTTTTTCGATAGCAAGTTCGTTATCAGCCATCCACTGTTCTACAACATAGTTGAGATAGTTGTCGACCTTAGTTGTTAGCTCTTCTTTCGCACCTGCTTTTGCTTCGTCTAATTCAGTTGCGTACTCACCTTCTAATCTTTCGATTTCAGCTTTCACTTTAGACTTAACAGCAGCTTCGAAAATTGTAGCAGCTTTTGTTTTAAATTCTTCCGAAAGGGAATCGTCTCCAGAAACTAAAGCATTTACATCATCTGATACATCAATAGATTTTACTCTTTGATCTACAGCTTCTTTGTTTACTTTCTTTTCTTTCTCGTCTTCTTTATCATGCATACCTTCTTTTTTCTCGTCACCATGCATTGCAGCCATGATTTTTCCGTAAGCAGAAGCAATATCTGCTTTCTTCATTTTGTTCATGTTGTCATACATTGCTTGGATCATACCAGATTTAGTTTTAGGCATTTCCATGATTTCGTCTTCGTCTTTATCGTCTTCTTTTTCTTTTTCGTCTTCACCGTCATGTGTGCCTTCTGCTTTCATGTGCTTATCTGCAGCAAGTTTTTGCATAGGTTCTGCCGGTGCGGCACCTTTGGTAGGAGCAGAGGTATCTTTTTTAACTTTGTCCTTAGACTTATCTTGTCCAACTTTGTCAGTTGGAGAAGTTACTGCCGGACCAAGATCCTCATAGTCGCCTGCTTTTTGCATAGGGTCTGCTTTACCTGCACCTTTTTTAGGTGCGTCATGCATTGCCTCAGCCACTGCGCCCTCAGGAGCTTCAGAAACGATATTTTCGTTTTTGATTTCTTCAGCCATTTGTAATTACTCTCCTAATTTGATATCAAATTTTTGCGTATAACTATTTATTATTTTGTTAGTTTCTGTAAGAATCTATCGAAAGCTACAGCCTCTGCTACAGCTTTACGCTCTCTAGTTTCACGCTCAATTTGTTCTTTAATTTCAGAAACATCTTGTTCTTTGATGATTCCGTTGTCCCATACCCACTCTTTACCTTCCATTACGCCGTTGACGAATGCCTGTGGAGCAGAAGGATCTGCGACTATATCGGCTGCTGTTGCTAAGTAAAAGTCAGATTTTACATAGTTAGTACCGCCTTTATTCTCTAGAGAACCCATGCCTCTAGAAGAAACTCCTAATTGTGCGCCTTCATCTATCAATGATTTCACTATTTTTCCGTATGGTGTATCAGTAATCTTTGCTTCACCAATGTAATTACCTTTACCATCACCCTTTAGTTCAGTAATAATATGTGATACTCTCTCTAGATTTACAGTTGGTCCGTCAGGATGACCTAACTCACCAAATGCTCTTTTACGCTCAATAAATTCTTTGTTGTAACGATTAACTTCTTTTTCTAATACTTCCATAGGGTAAACACGACCATTTCGGTTTTTAATGTTTGCCTGCATGAAAATACCCTTGATTTTATGAGACTTTTTACCGTTGTCTTCTTGTTCAACGATATATTGTGCCTCGTTTATTTCTTCTCTAATCAGTTTCATGTTGCGTATTTTCCCCTTTAGTTCTATTTATGTTATCTAACCTCTAAAATCACAGTATAACTGTCATTTGCAACGAAATTGTGTGTTGAGAACAGTATGTCACCAGTTGGTGATGTAGCATTATTTGCTATCTGTATCGCAGGTGTTTGTAAATCTATCGTACCTTGACCTGACAAAAATAATGCTGACGCATTAGTTGTTCCGTCAAATAAGATTTCAACGGACCCCTTAGGATCCGTTGTATTGATACTATAAATTACTCTTGCGATTTTAGTAGAATCTGACGCATGATTTAGTGCGCTTGCGTCTACCTTTGTCACAAGACTTTCTCCTGTGCCGTCAGAAAAGTTTGTAAATTTCATAACGGTCTTTGAACCGCTGACATCTGTAATAGTTTGTGATGTAACAGTATCAGCCATTATCTTGTCTGTCCTGAGAAGTTATAACCTTTTGATTTAGTTACTTCTATTATGAAGGTACCAGTTACAGCACTACCATTTGTAATAAGTATGTCACCAGTCACACCTGTGCTTTCTGGGTTAGTAATCAACGGTTGTTTACCATGAAAACCATACTCACCAGAACCGTGTACTGTGATTGCGTGATCATCTGTGCCTGCGTCAAATAAAAACTTTACATTTGAATTTACTGCTGTTGTGTTCCATTTAATACTTTTTATGTGTAGTGTTGGGTTAGACGAATGCCCTCTTAAAGCACTTGCGTCAACACACACTACTGCTGAATTTGTATCGTTTTGAATTTCAAACTGTCTTACAGTTCTAGTTTCACTATCGACCAAATTTCTTGCGTTTGCTATTGCCATTTTTACTCTCCTTTATATGGTTAGGCCTGTTTCTTTTTCGAAATAAGCTTCTAAGTCTTTTGGTTGTATTCTATGTTTCTTACTTACATCTTTTATTGTTTTTGGAAACATTGTTAAAACTTTCTGTGGTGTCTTTGCCATCATACCAAATACATCATCCACAGCCTTCTTTACTTTTGGCGCTAATCTCCTGTAGTTTAGAGAACGCTTGTGTTCGTCTTTTTCTCTAATCGTCAATTTCAGTTGATTGAGTGTTATCGCCATCTGTGTTTTCTTCTGGTTCTTTTGTCATAATCGTACCAGCTAAATCTTTTCTTTTTGTGTCTAACTCTGTGCCTACTTTATCAGCCAGAGCTGCTTTAAATTCTTTTTCTGCTGATACTGTATCACCAGCGTCTAAAGCGTCTATCATACTTTTGGTATTTTCTATACTCATGCGAATTGTCCTCCTTCGTCATCATCACCTTGATCAGGTGCATTTTGTTTTTCATTTTCAATTTGTTTTTGTAGTTCTTCTATTTCTTCATCAGTCATTTTAAGAACATTTTTCATGGCCCACTCTTTTGAGTAAACATTGCCAATCATTTCATTATCTTTCATACTACGATATATTTCCATGCGATCTTTAAACATTTCACTTTCTTTTATCTCTGCAAAATAACCATCACTTACATAATCGTATTTTATTGTTTGACTTAATGTGTTATCCCAATCCTCGATAGTAATAATACCTTTGAGAATAAGTTGTGTTTTAAGTAAGTCGTGAAATAAACTATTGAATCTATTTCTTAATCTAGAAACAAATTTAGTAAACTTAATTTCATCTCTACTTACTTCAGTTGAACGACCAAGTTGTAAACCACCAGACGCTTCACTATCAAGTCTGCTGTATGGTACATTCAATGATTGAAACAATTTCTTTTGAAAATATTTGATATCATCTATCTCACCAAGATTAGAACCACCTGGTAATGTAGTGATCTCTGTACCTCTACCACCTTCTCGTCTAGGTAGCCAGAAGTCTTCAAGCATAGACATATATTGTCTATCATCTCTTATTTCACCTGTACTTGCGTCATATACAAGTTTGTTTCGATATCTATTCATTACATCTTTTAGATACTGTTCTGCTTTTACTTTTGGCAGATTACCTACATCAATGTAAAAAATTCTTCTTTCAGGTGCTCTTGATATACGATAGATAACAACACTATCTTCAATCATTCGCAGCTGATTAACTGGTTTGATTGCCTTATGTAAATATGACAATACTAAATTCTTTTGTTGATCTACAAGACCACTTGGACAAAATGCAATTGAATCTTTTGCTATTTTAAGACCAGTTGTCGCACTTGCAGCAGGTTGCACACCTTTTTCATTGTAGATAAAAAACTCATCAAATTCAACGGCTTGCGGTTTTTTTGGATCGTTTGGTGCAAACTCATTACCTGGTTTTTGTTTAGGTGCTCTAACCTTTTTAATTTTTCGTGGGTCAATATAACGCAGCTCTGTTATACCATTTTTAACATTTTTAGGATCTATTAATTTATGATAAACTATTCTGCCATCTACATACCATCTACGAAAGATGTCGTGACCTTTTTGTTCAAACTCCAATAATGAAAGTATGTTTTTAAATTCTGTTGAAATACTTTTCTTTAAACTTGTGGAAAATGGAACTTTATTTAAGTTAAGACGAACAACCTCTTGGTTATCATCTACGACCACAGATTCGTTAATGATATCTTCAATCGCCATATCACACTCTGGGTGCATAGCAATTTCTCTATATCGTCTAATTAAATCTGATTCATTATTTACTTTTCCTTCGATATCAAGATATGTTCCAAAATGACCACCACCCATGATAGTCTGTGTACCGTCATCTGCTGTAGGTGCGGTAAACTGTTGACTATTAGGTTTGAGGTCTTTCCTCTTGATTTCGAAACCGAATATTTCTGCCACTACTATTCTCCTTATACTATATTTAGGGCGCCCCTAAGGACGCCCCTTTTCAACATTATGTTGTAGTGTTTGATTCCCAGTATTGGTATCTCCAAGTACATTCAAATGTTTCTAAAGTAGTTGCTTGTTCCATTGTTAAGTCAACCTGACCTATTAATGTTGGAAACAATCCTCTAAAAGTGTAAGACTTGATTGTGTTACCGTTTCTATCTAAATGATCGACAAATGCGTCCACTTGATAGTCAACAGGATTTACAAGTCCTTCGTTATCTGAATGGTTGTTTATACCATTTGACCATCTTTCAATAGCATTTCTGATTAAGAAATCAGTATCGTTGATGATAGTAGTAGTCCAAGTTTGGAATGTTCTATCACCTGCCATGTAGATTGGTCTACCTCGAAAGTTTACAGTTAATTCACCAATTTCACTTTGGGGTAAGTTAGTTGCAGTACATAAAAATGCCATGCTTTCAGTCTCACCACCAACAGCTGCATAACCAGGGAAAGGCATAGTGACTTTAAACTGATTGTTTCTAGCACCTCCGCCTTTTAGTTTAGAGATAAAATCTGTTACGTTTGCCA